TTGTCAATTGTGTTTGTTGGTCTGATTCTAAGAATAAATTTAAAAGACCAATTAGTTCTCCTGATCAGCAAAAAGATTTTAAACGTATGTTAGTTGAATATAACGGTAATAAGGCTGCCGACTTTGAGAATATTATGAAAGTATTAATCGACTCAGGAGCAGGTGGCGGTGGTGTTTCTTCATGGGCAGATAATTTACTTGAAGATTGGCAAGATGATTCAGGGCGTACCCATAGAGGTTTTATTGATCTAGAATATGGTTCTATAGGTAATAAGACTTATGAGCCATATGCAAGTAAATATCCTAATGCTGATAGAGATACTATGAAACTTATCGCTCCTGGTAAATTCAAAGTTGAACTATTTGATGCTTTGATTGAAATGACAAAATTAAATTTAATTACTTTCCCCTCTGAATATGATTCGAAGGGAAAACTTTCCATTATGAAAGAAACAAGCAAGAAAAATGAAGAAACAGGAAAAGTTGAAAAATTAGCTGAAGTGGAAGAATATTCTTTAACACAAGACGAAATTATGTCATTAATACAAATTGATCTTGCTAAAGAAGAATTAGTAAATATGTATGGAACACAAAATGGGAATGGGTCTATTAGTTACGACTTAGCACCAGAAAAGAAAAATAAAATGCACGATGATAGAGCTTATACATTTGCTATGCTTGCGTGGTATCTAAAACAGTTAAGACGTAAAAATATTACTGATAAGAAAAACATTCCTCTTAATATCGATTCACTCTTCCGTTTCAAACAGCCTAAAATTATATAAAATCAAATATACAAACATATCTAAATACTCAAGGAGGTGAAACTATTTGCCTAATGGAAACTCTCCCGAATCATCTTCTTCTACTCCACAAAAAGAAGAACCGAAAGTTTTAATTTCATTCTCTAAGCTTCAAAAAATGTTAGTTAATGATTTGAATAATCAAGCTAACAACTGGGATAAAGATAGCGTTATCTTTGCTAAATATTCTAAAGATCAGATTATTAATCTCTTAAATCAGCCATATAAACATGAAAAAGACTTACGCAATTTAGCTCGTTTTCTCTATATTAATTCTCCCCATTTTCGTCAACTTATCTTATACTTTTCAAACATGCTTACATTTGATTACTATGTAGAGCCATATGGCATTGCAGATACAACAAAAGTTAAAGCAACAACATTTAAGGCTCAATATCAAGATGTATTAAATATGCTAGACACTATTAACCTAAAGCATGAAATGGTTAAAATTATGCGTATTGTCATGCGTGAAGATATATTTTATGGATATGAATTAAGAACTGATGATTCATATTACATAATGAAAATTGATCCTACATTATGTGCTATATCAAGTATTGAAGATGGCGTTAGAAATTTTTCGTTTGACTTCTCTTTCTTTGATCGTAATACTAAATATCTTGAAAAGTATCCAAAAGAGTTTCAAACAAAATATAAACTATATAAGAATGACAAAACAGGTATGCGTTGGCAAGAACTTAATTCTGATTATACTGTTTGTTTTAAATTCAACGAGGATTTAGATTATAACTTTCCTCCTTTTGCTCAAGTTATTGAATCTATTTTTGATTTAAATGATGCACGTCTAAGAGAACAATTGAGTTATAAAATGTCTAACTATAAATTATTAGGTTTAAAGATTCCAATGAGCACAACAGAACCAGATAAGCCAATGCTTAACTTTGATGATGCAATCAAATTCTATAATCAAATTCTTCAATCGCTTCCCGATGAAGTTGGTGTTGCTTTATCTCCCATGGATATTGAAACTATTGATCTTGATAGGAAAAACGGATCAGGTAATACTGTTTATTCCGCAGCAGAACAAACTCAGAAGAATTTTTATAGTGATGCTGGTGTTAGTCAGTTTCTATTTAGTAACGACAGTTCTACTTCAACAGGTGTTTCAAGTTCAATTGGCGTTGATGAACAGATGATGTACGCTTTTTTAAGACAGGTTGAACGATGGCTAAATAGAAAGATTAAAAAAACTAGCAAAACTTTTAAATTCAGAAGTAGATTTTTAAACATGACAAATAATAATGCTTCTGATGTTCAAAAATCCTATCTTGATGCTGCTCAATATGGTCTTCCTGTCTCCCCTCTTGCTGCCTCATATGGTTATTCCCCTTCCTCATTTGTAAATACTCTTTATCTTGAAAATGACGTATTAGGTTTAAAAGATAAACTTATTCCACTCCAATCTAGTCATACTCAATCTGCTAATGATTCAGGTGGAAGACCTGCAATAGATCCTAATAATTTGACACCATCTGGGCAAAAAACAAAAGAAAAAGATGGGAACATCAGAAACAATTAAATAAACATAGTCCATTAAAGGTGGTGAGATAATGATTTGAAAAAAACGATTCGCTTTGATATCAATGTAGAAAATGTTGAAAAGGTTAATCCCCTATTTAGTAAAGCTAAAATTAATGTTCTATATACTGGATTAAATAGGAACAATACATATTTTAGTCAAGAATCTGTAGGTAATGCTCTTCCTTCTATCTATAATATTCCCATTATTGGTGAATATCTGGAGCAACAAGATAATTTTGGTGGACATGGTGGTAAGCTTGAGATTTCTGATCAAGGAATTAAATATATTCAAACTACTCAACCTTATGGAGTTGTTCCAGAGAGTGCTGGAATTTCATGGGAAGAAATAACTGAAAATGATGGTACAAAACATAATTATTTAGTTATTGATGGTGCTTATTTATGGACAGGCAGATATCCAGATGAACTTGGCGATTTATTAAATCAGCCTTATGGACAGAGTATGGAAGTTGAAGTCAATGATGGAGAGTTTGAAGAAATTGATGGCATAAAAACATTCAATATTAAAGATTTCACATTTTCTGCTCTATGTATTCTGGGTGTTGATAAAAATGGTGAAGGTGAAGTTGAACCATGTTTTGAAAGTGCAGATATTACAGCTTACTCACTAAATAAAGATGATTTTAAGAAGCAATTTGCACAAATGCTTGATGAACTTCATTACTCACTAAATAAGCAAGAAAATTTTAATAAAGGAGGTTCTAAAGTTTTGAATGAAAAACTTGAGTTACTAAAAAGGTATTCATTAACGCAAGAAGAATTCGAAAAAGAAAATAAAAAGCTTGAAGAGTTTTCTTTAGAAGAATTAACTACTGAACTAGAAAATATTAAATCTTCTAAAGATATTAACGAGTTTGCTCTAACTGGAGAACAATTTACCACTGAATTACAAAATGTTCTTTCAGTAGAAAAGATTAGTGACGACTGGGGATATCAATATAAACGATATTGTTATGTTGATTATGATCCTGAAACAAGTGAAGTATTCGCCATTGATCGTGGAGATGATTGTAAATTATATGGTTTTGCTTATACCGTTACTGGTGATGCAATTGCTATTGATTTCAATACAAAAGCACGTAAAAAGGTACAATTCGTTGATTTTGAGGGCAATGATGGGACAGCTATTGATGAAATTGTAGTTCCTGCTGAAGACATTACTTATGCGGTAAAAGTTGCTGAAAAGAAAGCTTCAGATAAGTATGAAGCTGATATTAAAGCAGAACAAGAGAAATTTTCCAAAGTTGAAACGGAACTTGATTCACTAAAAGAATTTAAACAAAAGAAAATTGAAGCAGAAAGAAAATCTGCTGAAGAGGCTCTTTTCGCAAAATTTGAATCTGAATTGAGTAAAGAAGAAATTGATTCTATTAAAACTGATGCTCAAAAATTTAGTATTGAAGATTTGGAATTAAAATTGTTTGCTCTTGTAGGTAAGAACAAAGCTAAATTTAGTAAATCTACTCACAAAAATGAAACTGTAAAAATTGCAGTTGATCCTATTATTGAAGATGAACCAAAAGCTTATGGTGGTCTTGTTGAAAAGTTTAGCAAAAATTAATTATTAAATTGGAGGAATTATATAATGGCTAGTATTGTTCGGTTAGATAGTGTTAAATCTGTTCGTAGCGGTCATATTTACTCGCTTCGTGCAACAGTAGATGTTGAAAATGGTCAAGTTGGTGTAGCTGGTAATTTATTGACCGGAGAAAGAGAAGTTCGTTCATTTGATAAATCTACTGCTGTGGCAACTGATGGCGCGGTGCTTATTTCTGATCCTGAAGTTGTAGCAGATGAATCAAGTAGAGCTAATAATAACTTAAAGAATTTTACAATTAAAGCAGGTAAAGATTTCAAGGCGTATGAATTGGCAAAAGATGACATATTCTCGGTATCTGATGATGCTATTGAAGCTATTTCTACTGCTGTTGTTGTTGGCAATAATGTTGTCCTAGATCCAGCAACATACGATTTAAAAGAGGTTTTAGCTGCTGGCGCAGCTGATCATAAATTCGTTGGACGTATTGAAGAAGTTAATCAGATTGGAACTACAACTGTTGTTGGTGATGCAGGTGTAATTGCTGGTGGAGTTTCTAACCTTGTTGTTATCCGTGTTTTGGCCAACTAAGTTTATTAATTTAAAATATTTTTATACATAAAGGAGATTTATATAAATGGCAGATTTTAATAGTAAAGACCTTGTGAAGATTGCAGTTGATACATATAAAGGTCGTGTAATGGAATATTCAAAAGAACAGGGTGAAAACACTGTTCGTAATGCTTTTATTAATATTTTAGGGGTTGAAAAACCAACTCCACGGCAGTTTCGCCGTCATCAGGTAGAAATTTTTGAGATTATCGAAGATGTTCTTTCTCAGACAATTACTGACGGGTTTGCAACTCCATTTTTCGATCAATTTGTTGAAACTCGTGACATTGCTCTTGGTGACGAGGAGCGTTTCTACGTTGAAGATAATACTAAATTGGTAGTATCCCGTGTTGCAGGTAGTCATTGGGATCTTCGTCGTCAGAAATTAAACATTGGTGATACTTTCACTGTTGAAACTCATGCATATGGTGCGGCTATTTATACAGATTTTATTCGTTTTATTACTGGACGCATTGATTGGAATGCATTTATTAATAAAGTTGCAGATGCATTCAAAGATCAGATTCAAAATCTTGTTTATACTGAATTTCTCGATACCATTAACTATCTTCCTTCTCAGTTTAAAGTTACAGCTTCTTATGCGGATGCAGATCTTTTAACTCTTGCTGCTCATGTACAGGCTGCTAATCAAAATTCTTCTATTGTTATTGCAGGTACGAAAGTTGCTCTTTCAAAACTAACCAATATTCAATATCTTAGTGATGGAGAAAAAGCAGCTCTTAATCAGAATGGTGTTGTTGGTGTATGGAATAGTTACAAAACTTTACCTATTGTTCAATCTCACACTCCTGGTACATTTAATTTCCAAATTTCTGATGATGAATTATTTATTATGCCTTCTGATGCCAAGCCAGTTAAACTTGTTCATGAAGGTGATCCTATGATTAATGAAGTATCGGATGGAAACCAAAATTTAGACCAAAGTTTGGAATATAAATTTATTGATCGGTATGGAGTGGCAACTGTATTTAATACCCTTTATGGTATTTACAATTTCAGTGCCTAAATAATAATATTAAATAAAATAAATTAGAATAAAAGGAGCGATTTAGTTTGCCAGAATTAGAAGAAAATAAAACAGAAGTTGAAGAAAAAATTGTTTCAAGAGCTAGACCAAAGAAGATTAATCTAAATAAAGATATTCTTTGTAAAAACCTAACATCTTCAAAATTAATTTTTCGTTCAAAGAAAACAGGATATGAAGTTACTTGGACGAATCATGGGGACGAACAATATGTTGACGCAAAAGAATTAGTTGATATGAGATCATCCCAACCGAAGTTCTTAGAAAAGCCTTGGCTTTATATTGAAGATGACTCAATGGTTGAGCATTTAGGGCTAACAACTCTTTACAAACAGATTAGTTCTGCAATAGATACAGATAAAATTTTTGCTATGAAGCCTATTGAAATGAAAAAAGTTGTTGCAGGATTGCCTGAAGAATTACGTAAATCAGTTCGTGACGAGGCTAGGAAAGCCATTAAAAATGGTAATTTGGATAACTTGAGATCCATTCAAATCCTTCAAAAAGAACTTAAAGTCAATCTCCTTCAAGAACTTGATGACGTTGACGAAGAAACTGAAGAATGAGGTGTTTAAATGATAGCACCTACCCTTTTTTCTGACATTTATAGTCGGTTTCTTCAAAAAATATCAGATTATACATTTTTATCTATGTCTCAGACTGATATTGAAGCAAATTTAAGTGGTTATCTTTTATCTGCTATTTCAAATTTTAAACGATGTAAACAAGATTTAACTCAACGTGACCAAACTTCGGCTACATTTTCTATCACTCTTTCTGATGAAGAAATTGAAATATTGAGTGTGTTGATGGTTGTGGAATACTTATCACCAAAATTGGTTACTGCGGAGTTAACTAAGCCTAAACTAAGCTCAAAAGACTATACAATTTATTCTCAAGCTAATCATATTAATGCGATTAGATCATTACGTGATGGTTATAGTAGTGAAGCTGAACGCAAAATTATTCGTTATACATATGATAATGCTGATTTTTCTAAGCTGGATAGCTTATGAATTATATTGATACATATAAAAATCGTTTAAATGCATATGGCAGTTCAATAAAAGATATTTATATAAATTCCACAATTGAGACAGTTGATAATGTATTTTCAGATAATCCTTCTTATCAACAAGTTACAATTAATAACGTTCAAGTAGGTACAATTATTACTAAAGAAGATACTTCTGATAAAAAGATACTTTTATTTCGTCCAGGAGTAAGTTATGGGAAAGGAACAGTTGTTACAATTAGTTCTATTTCATATCTTATGACTGATTTTCAAGATGACCCTATCTATCCTACTGCTGCAATTCAACTCTGTAATAACACCCTCAAAATTAGTCATGATGAGACCACTATTACTGGTTATGACTCTACTGGTAATCCAATTTACTCTACAGTTTCTATTGTCGACATGGAACTCCCCTGCATTGTTCAAGAAATGGCTGATTTGTATAATTCTGCGATTAGTCAATCGATCTCGTATGCAAATACAGATGTTGCTCTCAAAGTGCAGAATCGTGCATC